ACAGACCCTAGTAAGGAACTGTCTGCTGTTTCTATTGCTGATACAACATTCATTCTAAATAAGAACAAAATAGTTGCTAAAGATACTACAACCAGCACAGCACGTGGACCAGAAGCACTGGTCTATGTTAAACAGGCTGACTATTCTTCTACATATACTTTAGTACTTACTAAATCAGGTGCATCATCTACCGTATCATTCGCTACTAAATCTAGTACTCAATCCAGCACAGCACTAACACAAAACGCAGAACGTGGTGCATCAACAGACTTGATTGCTACAAACTTAAATACATTCTCAACCGCTGTTATTAATACAGGTTTTTATGATAACCCTGTTAATGCGTCACTTAGTGCTTCTGCTTTAGGACTTACTGTTACAAGATATGGCTCAGTTCTTCATATACAATCTAATGATACTACAGACTTTCAAGTAACAGTAGCTGATTCCCACGGTGGAGATCATTTACTTGTGTTCAAAGATGAAACACCTGACTTTAAGAAGCTGCCTGTTGAGGGGCCAAATAACTTTTTAATTAAAGTATCTGGCGATAACCAGAAAGCACAGGATGATTTCTATGTTAAGTTTGCTGATGGTGTATGGAAAGAAACAGTAGCGCAGAATATCTTAATTGACATTGATGCTGCTACTATGCCACATAAACTTACTAAACAAGCGAATGGTACATTTATCTTTAGTGAGGTATCCTACGAATCACGTAAAGTAGGTGATGATGACACTAATAGCTATCCTTCTTTTATAGGATTTTCCTTAGCTGATATTTTCTTTCACAGAAATAGACTTGGTGTACTAGCTGATGAAAATGTTATCTTCAGTAGGGCAGGTGAGTTTTTAGACTTTGATTTTTTCCGTAAGTCTACACTTACAACTGTGGACAGTGATCCCATTGATGTAGCAGTTTCCTCTAACAAGGTAAACATTCTAAAACATGCTATACCATTTAACAATACACTGCTGTTGTTCTCAGAACTAACACAGTTTAAAGTAACGGCTGATCCTGTACTTACCCCTGAGACTATCAATGTATCTAGCACTACAGAGTTTGAGGCTTCACTGAGAGCCAAGCCAGCGGCTGCTGGTAGATTTGTATACTTTGCTAGTAAGCGTGGTGCGTGGTCAGGGATGTGGGAATACTACGTTGATTCTGACACTGACACTAATGATGCTGCTGAAACTACGTCACACGTACCAGAGTATCTGGATGGTGAAATTAAAAAGATTGAGGCATCGTCTAACGAAGACATGATACTTGTACAGACTACAGGTGAAACTCAAGCAGTCTATGTCTACAGGTACTACTGGAAAGGCAGAGAGAAGCTACAGGCTTCTTGGTCTAAGTGGACGTTTGGTGACGATGTACTGTCTATGTCATTTAACTTGGCTGACATTATGTTACTTGTTAAACGTGGTAATAACTTATTCCTAGAAAAAATTAACCTATCAGTAGATGACGCTACTCAGTATACTACAGGTAAGTTTCCTATTATGCTAGACAGGCGTGTACAGCTAGAGACAAGTGGACTTACTACTGTACCTTATACAGATAGTAACTTGACTTATGTCAATCAACGTGGTAAAGTAATTACAGTAAATAATGTAGCAGCCCTGCTTAGTGCATCAGAAGTAGTCTATGCAGGTATACCCTACACATTTAAGTACCAGTTCTCTGAGCCAGTAATTAAACAAGAAAACAGCCCTATTACAACAGGTCAATTGCAGCTAAGAAACTATGCAGTTGTCTACAATGACACAGGTTTCTTTGACGTTAAGGTAACACCTCTAAAACGTGCTACTTATACTCGTAGCTTTACAGGCCGTATTGTTGGTGCTTCTACTAACATCCTAAACCAAGCAGCTATTGATTCAGGTACATACCGCTTTGGTGTTATTGGTAAGTCTAGTGATATTGATGTTGTACTAGAAAGTAGTAGTCACTTCCCTTGTGTATTTCAATCAGCAGAGTATGAAGCTTTCTTTAATCTGCGTTCACGGAGAATGTAATGAAAGTCCATGTGAGAGATAGTGTCCAGTCTGATGTAGACTACCTAGCTTCTAACCTTAGAGAAGAAGACAGACTAGAAGTGCTAGCCTCACATGGTAATATTAAAGAAGCATTACAGGATGGACTAGATGATTCTGAGGAGTGTTACACTATCATAGTAACAGATACAAACGAAATTGCAGGTATGTATGGATTGTGTGAGATGGATGACATGGTAGCAACACCATGGCTATTAACTAGCCCAGCAATACATAAAGTATGGCTACCTTTTCTACGACAATCTAAGCAGTGGGTTGCTGAGGCTAACCTTAGATACCCTGTGCTTACTAATGCCTGTGATGAACGATACCACGTAGCTTTAAAGTGGTTAAGGTTTGTAGGGTTTACTTTTATTAAACGCCATGAAACGTATGGCGAAGGGGATAAACCCTTCTTAGAATGTGTGAGGATATAAAATGGACCCAATGACTATGATGATGATCGGTAGCACTGCTATCGAGTTTCTGGGTGCTAGTTCTAAAGCTAAACAAGATGAAGCACGTTATCTACAAAACCGTGTAAACGCTGCCGCTGCACGTGACCTAAAGATACAATCTCTTAATACACGTATGATCCAAGAAGGTGAAGCAGCATCAGCACAGAAACAAGAATTGTCACTTGAAGCCTTACGAAGACAAGAGAGGGCAGCAGTAGCCGCAGGTGAATCAGGGGTTTCTGGTTCCTCTGTAGACAGAACAGTATCAGAGTTTGAGACTGCACGTTTGCGTGGAGTTACCACAGTCAACGCACAGACAGAAGCCTTACGTAATCAAATTGAATTAGAAAAGATAGGTGCTAGTGCTGAGGCTGTAAATAGAATTAACTCCCTTCCACGTGGACAAGCACCTAACTTTCTAGCCTATGCTGTCAAAGCTGGCGCACAAGCTTATGCTGGTATGAAACAGGCAGAAGCTATGGACCCTAAGAATATTGCAAAACAAATGGTGGACGTACAAACTGAGGTAGGCAAGATAGTACCAACAGTTGTCCCTAGTCTACCTTCAGCATCTAGTATAAGCTGGTCAGGTGGACCTACTATGTCAGCAGCTAGTGGCTTTTTACCAAACTCATTAGGTGCAAATGTACTTAATCAGAGTGGCAATGTCACACTCTTTCAATAAGGATAGATCATGGCTAAACAAAGAGTACAGGTAGCACCTTTACAAGCTACGGCTGCTGTAAGGCCAACGGCTGCACCAGTGGAGACATATACTAGACCTGCTGAGAAACAAGTATCAAACCCTTTAGCTGAGTTTGTTAATGCCATTACACCTGCTATTAAAGCAGATGCTGAAATAAAAAGACAAAGGCAGCAGCAACTAGGCAGAGAAGTACAAGCAGGTATTGCAGAAAAGCAAGCCTTTCAAGCAAAGATTGCTGTAACAGATTTGTTATCTGAGTCAGTAAATCAGTACGAACAAAACAAAGAATTTTACCTTGAAGCTGGACCAGAGAAAATAGCTGCTGATAGACAGTCTTATTTTACAGATTACTTAACAAAGCTTGAAGATGCTGGAACTAACCCAGCTATTATGACAGCAATTAAGCAAGACTTAGAACTAGGTACTGTTAAGTTCTTTTCCGATCCTGCTGCTGGGTATAATCAGGCTAAAGCTACATATGATTTAGATAAGGCAGATGCTGTAGTACTTAATCAAATTACAAAGATTACTACAGACCCTGATATGCCTAGAGAGGCACAGGCACAGTTTATCAACAGCCTTGTCTCAGACTACTTTAAAACAGGTAGAGATAAAAAAGGCTTCAACGATAAGCTTATGGATTTAGCAGACAAGCAGTCTGGTATGCTAGGTGAAACATCCCTAACAGACTGGTTACAGTCACCTGAATCATTAAACCGTTTTGGTGTGGCTGAGTATGCTGATGCAGTAACTCGTATCAAAGGCAACGAAGCTAGTATGGCTAAGAAAAGAGCCAAGGCTGGTGAAGATGCCTACTTTGCAGATACCATAAACCAGCGTTTAGCAAGCTATGTAAAAACAGGACAACAGGGTGATCTAGCTATTGGCACTGAGATGACACATCCAGTGACTGGTACAACAAGAAAGATTACAGCCGAAGATGTACAAACTGCTTACGAAGCTAACAATGCAAAAGAACTAGAAGCAAAGCTAGCAGTAACGCAGGACATTGTGAACGCAGCTAGCCCTGAGTTTAGGCGTGGTGATCCATCAGCTAACCCTGCTGCTGTAGAACAGGCACACTTAGTTAAATCATTTGATGAGTTCTACACACCCTTTCAGGTTATGCCTACACAGTATAAGAACGCAATTAGCAGTGGTGCCTCAGTACTAACTACTTCTACTGGTAATCCAGAAAAGGATATGCAGTTAGCATCACAGGCTTTTGCTGCTTATCGTACTGTAGAGAGTTTATCATCAGGTCTAACTAAGCGTAGTAAGACGTTGAAAGAAGATGACTTACTGCGTATGCGTACCCTAGATATTTTATCTGGTCCTGCTGGTAGAGAGTTTGATCAAGCACTAAATGCAGTGCAGGGTGAACTATATAAAGATGCAGGTTCACGTGTAACTCTTGATAAGATGTTAGACGCAACAGATGATTCATGGTGGTCTGGTTCTAAGTACAACGACATAGAAAACCCAGCAGAAGTATTAGCACAGTTTAAGGATGTTGTACAGGCTTTGGTAAGGGCTGACGGTATGTCTGCTGAAAAAGCTATGGAACTAGCGGCTGGCTATCTTGAAGAAGACTGGCTGGTAGTAGAAAGTACCAACGGTATTAAACGTGCTGTGCCTCTGTTAAACACAGACATCAAGCAGTATGCAGGTCAAGAGAAAGCAGCGGCTGACTATCTGAATGAAGCCATGCTAGTACCTGAGATAAACAGCTTAGTTAGAAGTGTACGTGGCGAGGGTGCTGGCCTTTCTATGAAAGTAAATCCTTCTAACCCTAATGCTGTAGACATCATTATTGAGGCTGAAGACGGTGCTGCACCACCCTTTGTTATTGACACTGTAGCTTTCTCTGAATTAGGTACACTATCTAAAGAGATGATGGTTGAACGTCTACGAGTAGAGGCTAACAGAGAATCAGAGTTTGAAGCCAACAGAGGTGTGTTTACAACTATTGATCTAGCTGACTTAGGTAATCTTGATGATGATGAGATAGAAGCTAGAACAGGTATTGCACCTGATGAAGCTAACGCACTGCGAGAGGTACGTGCATCATTAAATAAAATGATAGGTGTATCCCCAGAGGATGAGGCTATTAAGGCTGAGAACGAAGCCCTTATGGTTCTACGTACTCAGGCTGAAGCTGAAGCAAGCGAAGCTGATGAGGCTAATCAGGTGGAAGAAAAGCCTTTCTTTGAGGTTGGTGAAGTAAACCTAATGAACGCTTTTACTGATATGTTTAAAGACAAGAAGGTAAAGGAAAGTGTTATTAGTAAGGCTAAGGAACAGGGCATACCTGATGATAAAGCTGAAAGTTTCTTTGCTAGTCTGGTAGATTCAGCAGGTTCTTTCTTTGTAGGTGATGAAGCACAAGCGGCTACACTACCTAGTGAAACAGCACCTAGCGAAACCACTAGAACAATATTTAAAGATCAAACAGGAAAAGTAGCAGACATGACAGGTAACACCGTTGCAGAAAAAGCAGGTAATCTAATTAAGTCCCAAGAGGGGTTTGAGCCTTCACCTTACAAGGACGGTAAAGATCGTTCAGTAGGTTACGGTTTCTATTTACCTGCACTAGAACCTGATGAACTAGCTTTAATTGCTGATGTAGAAAACATTACACAAGAAGAAGCTGATGCAGTTATGGAACTGAAGACTAGGAAGATTAGTACCTTCTTAGCTGATGAGATTACTAACTTTGAAGCACTACCTGAGGAAACTCAGCTAGGTGTAATGAGTATGGCTTATCAATTAGGTGCGCCTAATCTTCCATCTAGCTGGCCTAGCTTTATGAAGGCTATCAAAGAAGCTGCATCTGCACCTGAGGGTTCAGCAGAACAAACAGCAGCCTTAGAAGAAGCAGCGTTCAACATGCTTTACAATCGTAAGGCAGATGGTTCTACTACCAAAACAAAGTGGTATCAACAGACACCTAACCGTGCGGAAGAAATGGCTGCGGCTGTAAAAGGATAACATAATGGCTGAGATTTCTAAGGAAACACAAGAGAAGTTGGGATTCGGTAAACCTTTACCTAGTCCCTTTGTCTCACGTATAAGTGAAAACTCTCTTGAGGCTATGAAACGTCAGGAAGAAATCTCTAACGAACAGACAGATTTCTCTACGTTGTATAGCAAAGCAAGAGAAGAAGAACACATTGATGCTATATATTCTCGTAATAAATATAGATTCTCAGCCAATCCTTACAATCCTGTAACAGAGATTACTACTGAAATGTCCGATGCCCTCACTGCGGGGTTGACAGACGAAAGAGCCATCGAAGATATATTTGATGCAGCTAGGTCTGAGAGTCTTGACTATGCTATGACAATGGCAGAGGACTATCGTAAGACTGATAAGAACAGAACGGAACTAGCTGCTGCTGGTTGGAGAGGTATAGGAGCTACAATTTTAGCTGCTATGACTGACCCGACTGAGGTAGCAGGTATTATTGGAACCACGGCTGCTGTGTCAGCTATCAGTGGTCCTGCTGCGCCTGTTACTGGTACAGCTACGGCTGTCGCTGGAACTGCTGTGCAAGCAGGTAGATCACTAAAGAAGGGTTATAACGTATATAGAGCCTTGAAGATAGGTGCTGGATTAGGTGCAGCAGAGGCAGCAGTGTTTGAAGGTATACGTGCTTCAATGAAGTACGATATTGATGGCGGTGATGTCATGCTTGCTGGACTATTTGGTGCAGGTCTACAAGGCGGTGTAAGTGCCGCTGGTATGGCCTTTGCTAAACGAGCCAAGGTACATCAGCTAGCACAGCGTAGTGCGCTTGGTGAGGTTCTTACGCCCGATGAACAGGCTTTCTTAAAGGGTAACTCAGGTGAAGAACTGACTAACAAAATAATTGCACAAGAAGCTGCAACAGGTGACTTTGCTGGACTAGGTACTAAGTCTATCAATGAGATTACAGCAGAACAAGCACGTACTGTATCCTTCCAGAGAGGCAGCAATGCCTTTACCAAGGCCGTTAGACTAGATGCTTTACGTAGCTTGGTATCTCCTTTTGTTAGAGCCAAGCAATCGTCTAACGGATTTATACGCCTTGGTGCAGATAAGCTGGGATTGAATAGTACAGGTAACAAGTCAGGTGAGGTGGTAAATCCATCTGCATCTGAGGTTAAGGCTTACCTAGAAAGTAAGTACCGCACAGGCTTTGCACGTAGCTTAACAGTAAACCGTAAGGCTTGGATGGCAGGTAGTGGTGGTACAGTACAAGACTTTAACGTATTAGTATCTAAAGCTATGCGTGATCCCAATGCTATTGTGCCTACAGAGGTGCGTAAAGTAGCAGACGATGTACATAAGCAGCAAAGAGAACTAGGAAACTTAGCTATTAAGAATAATGTAGCAGGTTTTACTACAGGTATCTTAGACAACCACCCTAACTATCTACCTAGACTTTTTAGTGATAATGGTATTACTAAGATACGTGCTAAGTTTGGCGATGACAACGTAGCTGTAACAGACTTGGTAGAAAAAGCTATACGTTCTGGACAGCCTGACATTGAGGATGCTGTACGTAGGGCATTAACTACTAGCAAAGGTAAGCGTGTAACTCAAAAGGCAATCAATACTTACATTCGTAAGATGGCTACTGGTTATGCTAAGACAGTAATGTCACGGCCTTTTAAGAAGGGCGGTAACGTAGGTGGATTAGACCTATCAGTGGAAGATTTGACTGCTGCCTTAAAGAAAGAGGAACTAGATGAAGACGTTATCATTGGTGTACTAGAAGCAGTAACTAAGTCTAAAGGACTACGCGCACATAAACGCGCACAACCTCGCTTAGTATTGGATGAGAATGTAACAATTAACGCTAAGACTGTTAATGGTGATGTAGAAGAACTGTCTTTCTCTGAGTTACTAGAGAACGACATTGAAAACCTACACAATGCTTACGTATTCCAAATGTCCAGTGGTATAGGACTAGCACGTAATGGTATTAACACTAATGCGGCTGGTTCATCCTTTGATGATTTCTTAGCTAAGATTAAGCAAGAGAACGTAGAACAAGGTATAACAGGCACTGAAGCAGAAGTAAAAGCTTTAGAGTATATGTATAATGGTATTACTGGTCAACACGTATTCAAGCAGGATGTTAGTGATGGCGTAAGACGCTTTAACAGACGTATACGTGAGTACAGTTTTATTACTAACATGGGCATGTCAGGTATGGCAGCTATGATGGAGTTGACTAACTCTCTGTTAGAGTACTCACTACCAGTCTTACTACGTACCGTGCCTCAGTATCGTAAACTTTATAGTAAAGCAGCTAACGGTCAGCTTGATGATAAGTTGTTACGTGAACTAGAAGTAATGACAGGACTAGGTGGTGATGTAGTTACGTCCAAGTTTAATCGTGCCTCTCGTTTTGAGGGTGGCGATATGGATGCAGCTATGATGCCTGAGGCTGTAAATTTCCATGACGAACTACTTGGTAGGGCTAGAGAGAAAGTCTCTATACTCTCAGGTTTGTCAGGCGTGACAATGAGCCTACGCCGTATGTCTATGCTAAACTATTCTTCACAGTGGACTAGGGCAGCAGCACAAGGCAAGCCACCATTCTCAAAGATCAAGATGGAACAGCTTGGTATTGATGAGGATGTAGCATCAGCTATCTTTGCTAATATTAAGAAACACGCTACTACAAGAAACAACGGCAAGGTTTTACAGTCTTTAAACATAGATAAGTGGGATATTAAATCTGCTAAGGGTGTTTCAGGTGAGGATGTGAGAGAAGCTTTTTCCATCTCTGTTTATAGAGAAGCTACTCAGAACGTACAGGAAATGAACTTAGGTTCTGTGAATGGTACACTGCGTAGTGAATGGGGTAAGACTATTTGGCAGTTTCTTAGCTTTCCATTAGCAGCTTTAGAACAACAAACAATGCGTATGGGTGTTCGTGCTAGACATGGTGATATTGTCGTAGGTAAGGTTATCATGGGTAGCATGTTCATGGGTTCTCTTATGTACATGGCAAAAGTACAGATGGCTGCGGCTGGACGTAGTGATGCCGATGAGTACATCAAAGAACGTATGAGTATGAAAAACCTGACTAAAGGCTCACTAGAACTTATTGGTGTGGCTAGTGTGTTTGGATATATTGCACAGGTTACAACAGGAATGATGGGTGGTAACTCGTATGCTACTACACCACCAGCCTTGTCAATGGCATCTAACGCAATACAAACACTAGGAAACTTTGCAGAAGGTGACATGACTGAATCAGAATGGCGTAAGTTTTTAAGGCTTGCCCCCTTTTCATCTTTATATGTTGTCAAGCAGGGACTAAATAAAGTAGCTAATGAAGCAGCAAACTAAATAGGAAAACAAATGGCTTTTTCATATCATAATTACGAACCAACAAACAATACTACGGATACCTTTAGTATCCCTTTTACATTTACAGCTCAGTCTGAGATTAGTGTAACAGTAAATGGTGTGGCTCAGACAGGTCTAACTTTTCCTTCTAGCTCCACAGTACAACTAACAGCCCCTGTTGCATCTGGCTCACTGGTACAAGTCAGACGTACCACAAGCTTGGCAGCACGTGCTATTGATTTTGCCTCAGGCTCTGTGTTGACTGAAGAAGACTTGGATGATAGTAATATTCAGGTCTTTCACGCAGCGCAGGAATCAGCAGACCTAGCGGGGGATTCAGTTCAGTTAGGTAACGATAATAAATGGGATGCTAGTGGCAGCATCATTAAAAACGTAGGCACACCCACGGCTAACACTGACGCAGCTACTAAAGCGTATACTGATACAGAAGTAGCTGGTGTGGTTTCTACTGCTGTTTCTCAAGCAATTGCTTCCGCTAACTCAGCCGTGACCACAGCAACAGGTAACATTATTCCTGATGCTACCAAGCTTGCCATCCATCCTATCGGTAGCCAGTACACACTGTCAGACGGTTCTACGACTGACTACTCAGCAAAGCATTATCAAGACGCAGCTTCTACTTCAGCTACCAATGCTGCAACCTCTGAGACTAATGCAGGAACATCCGAAACTAACTCTCAGAATTGGGCAATTAAGACTGATGACTATGCAGAGGGTACTCTAGGTTACTCAGCTAAAGCATGGGCTATTGGTGATACTGGCGGTGTAAGTAATACTGCTGGTGCTGGCCCTGCCAAAGATTGGGCTACTGAGACCACCACTAATGTGGACGGTACTGAGTATTCTGCAAAAGAGTATGCTATTGGCGCACAGCGTAGAGGCCAAGCAGGTGGTGGTTCAGCTAAAGATTGGGCTACCTACGTTGATGGTACTAATACAGTAGATGGGACATCTTTTTCAGCTAAGTATTGGGCTACAAAAGCAGAAGAACATAAAACAGAGTTTTCTAATTTATATCATGGTCAATCTAGTACTGCACCAACTGGTAGTGAAGTAGGGGCTGGTGATCTCTGGTTTGATACGGCTAACAATGCCTTAAAATATTATGACAATAGTAATCAATGGGTAGCTATTCAAGCTGTAGACACCACAAACTTTGCCACAAAAGGCTTCAGTATAGCCTTAGCAATCGCCCTTTAGGAGTAAGTAACAAATGGCACAAGATTTTATACGATATATGCTGCAAGGCGTTGGAACGGTAGCGGCTGATGTCCCCGATGGGACAAATTTTAATAGCATAGACGCATTGGTGGGTATTCATATGACCAACACATCAACAAATGCAATCACGGTTGACGCTTATATTCAACACACAATCAACGGTGCGGCTGTCAATCACTACCTTATCAAAGGCGCACCCATTGCAGCAGGTGGTGCATTACAACTGCTTGATGGCGGCGCAAAGATAGTAGTCCAAACAGGCGATAGATTGTGGGTTAAATCAGATACTGCATCATCGTTGGATGTGTGGGTATCTGCTGTTGATGCTATTAGCACATAGGAGTGAGACATGGGTTACATAGGTAATCAAACTACAAACGCATACACTTCTATGGATAAACAAGACATTACTGGTAACGGTGGTGCAAACTATACGCTGTCACATGCTGTTGCTAACGAACAAGAGATAGAAGTATTCGTAAACAATGTTCGTCAAGAGGGCGGCGTTGGTAAGGCGTATACGGTTTCTGGAACTGCTTTAACCATGACAGGCAACGTGTCATCTAGTGATGAATTTTATGTTGTATTCCAAGGCAAAGCGGTGGGTACGATTGTACCGCCTGATGGTAGTGTAGGCACAGCTAAGTTAGCTGATGGTTCTGTTGGCACAGCCAAGCTTATTGATGGCAATGTAACCGCCGCTAAGTTAGCTACTACCTTAGACTTGTCTGGCAAAACGCTAACTTTACCAAGCGGCTATGTAAAACAAGTTTATGATAGTGGCTTTATAAGTATTGCAACCGATAGTTGGATAACAGTCACGCATAATATTGCTTTGCCTTACACGGTTTCTGTTTTGCAAAAGGTGCTTACCAGTGGGGCTGGCGAGGATGCTGAGTATTCAGATAACGATGTTATTGAAATATCCCCAAATACAGAAATTGGCAGCTATTCTTCAACAGGATTTCACAGCATATCAAAAGATAATTCTTTGAGGGTATGGGGTCATGCAGCGGTTGGTGGTGTTCATAATGACACTTCTTCAAGGGCAACTGGCTATTTGGTAAGGCAGACAACAAACGGAACTCGTTTCCTAATTTACAAAGCACAGTAGGAGACAGATATGGCTTTATCTAAAATACAATCAGAGTCCGTCAACCTAGCTGATGACTTTGCGTTTACTGGCACTGTTAGTGGGGCTGGTGGCGGCAAGGTTTTGCAAGTTAAGCAGACTCCTATTAACTATATCGTAAGTGCAGCACCTGCTGGTGAAGCCACATTCAACGATATTGCAGGTATGAGTGTTTCCATCACACCAGCGGCAACATCAAACAAGATACTGGTTAGTTTTACGATTAATATAGGTCGGTCAACGGCGCAACAAAACAATTCAATCAAACTGTTGCGTGATAGCACCGAAATCGTTGGAACAGGGGCAACCAAGAATGTATCTGGGTATCACCGATTGTATTCAAATCCAGAGATAGGTGTACTGACACTGCAATATTTAGATTCTCCATCCAGCACAAGCGCACTGACATACAAACTACAGTGGGCAAGTGGTGGGTCTGGTTATCTTTACTTAAACAGGCGTGGAAATGACTCAAGCTATGCAACTGTTTCAACTATTACAGTAATGGAGATTGCCGGATGAGACATGAAGCAATTTACGCACTATATACAGATGCTGTCTCTATCAGCGGTAATGATGATGATGCTGTCGCAACAGACGCAGATGGTAACGTAGTATCTTGGGATTCATCTGCGGTGGCAACAAAGGAAGCTGAACTATTAGCGGCGTTCAAGCTAGGCGAATTGCGTGAAGAACGTAATCGCTTACTAGCAGGAACAGACCATTGGGTTCTTTCGGACACGGCTGATGCTACATCTGCCCAGACAACATACCGACAAGCTCTGCGTGACATCACAAACAACGCTACGTCACTAAATGATGTAACATGGCCTACGAAACCATAAGGAACAACACATGCCATACATTGGAAAACAGCCCCTTACTGGGCAATTTAAAATGGTAACAGTGCCTAGCGCATCTGCTACAGACACCTACGCTATGACAATAAATGGCGCAGCTTACAAGCCAGCTACGGCAGAGCAACTAATCGTAAGTTTAAATGGCATAACCCAAGCTCCTAATTCCTCGTTCAGTCTTTCGGGTAGTAATTTAATCTTCTCAGAAGCACTAAGCGCATCCGACACGATTGATTATGTACTGTCTTTGGGTGAGGTGGGCAACAGCGTAGTGCCTACAGACGGTTCAGTGGATGTTAACAAACTGTCATCAACAATCAGCCGTGGTGGTGCAGCGCACATCAGGGTTAACCCTAACAGCCTAACAGCAGATACAACGATTGCCAGTGG